CGCGAATTGCTGATTCAGTAAAACTTTCTTTTGGAGTAATATTTTCTTGTAAAAAATCACGTCCTGGCAATTCTTCCATTTCTGGCATGGTGTTATTATTTTCTGAAAGAAAATCTCTAGGCATTAAAAAATTCCTTTAGCTTTTAATCTTTTTTTAATATCTTCAGTTGTAGTTTTATATATTTTTGCCATATATTGAATATCTTTTTCAGTAGGTTTTGGATTCAATATATTATGAATTTGATTTCTAATCTGATCCCCATTTAATTGTTTATCTGCCCATTCTGCTGCCTCTAATTTGCTGCTATGATTTTTTTGCATATATGCAGCAGTTAATCTTGATCGTTCACCTAACATTTTATTTAAGTAAGATAATTGTTCCATTTTTCCTCTGGCAACATCTACAGTATCACCGGGATTTATTTTCATATTTTCTAATAATTGTTGTTCACCTTTTCTAAATTGACCTGCAAAATCTCTAGCAGAATCTTTTATAATATTTCCGCTAGTTGTCATTAATTGACCAACCATATTTTGTTGAGAAGGTGTTCCATATCTAGCATAGTAAGAAAGCTCATTATGACCAAGAATAGGCGTTTTTCTAATTTGTTCAAATTCAGGGGAACTAATAATTTTAGAAATATTATCTAATGTAACCTGTTTATTTTGTGAATTAAAATAAACATCTGATAAATCATTTATATCTTTGGCTCTAATTTTTCCTGCTTCGGTTCCTTCGGTTTTTATTCCTTTATATTGACCTACATTTTCAGCAAATGTATTTTTTTCAGGAGAAGGCTGCGAAGTAACACTTAACTGATTTGGTTGATTTCCTTGAACTATATAAGATTGGCCATCTTGTAAATTATTAATAGCATTTTTATCAATATTAGATAGATTTGGCTGATTTGCCAATATATTTTGTGGTTGAGCAATATTTTCAGAAGGTGTAGTTTGAGAAAATCCAAAAGCATTTTTAACAGTATTAACAATTTTACTTAATGGAGAAATTTGATTTGATGGTTGATTAGATAAAGCATTGACACCTGTTCCTTGACCCATTCCAGCATTCGTTACTAATTGTAATGCTTGTACTCTTTGTTCAGGCGTCATATTAGCTAAAATATCCTCATGACCCATTAATTTTGATAAAAATTGAGGACCCATTAAATTAGCATAGGCTAATTTTGATGCAATTTCCGCTTGTTGTGATTGCGGATAAAATTGATTCTCCATAAAATTACGAGCAAGTTGATTTGCTGCTCTTGCTCCGCCATAAAATCCACCGGGCGGCGCTTCTGGTAAAGGAATATTTAAAGCCATAATTCACCTTTTATAAAAATAATCCTGCCAATTGACCTAATCCACTAAATAAAGAACCTGTTTGACCTTCTGATGCTTGTCCTTGACCATATTGCAACGCTGCTTGATTTTGCATGTATTGATTGAATAGATCAGTTAGGGCATTTGCAGAATTTTGACCCATTCCAACCATTCCGGCTTGTCCTGCGCCATATTGTGTATTAATTCCCAATACATTCTGTAGCCATTGATTCATATCTGCACTTGATATATTTCCAGCAGTTTGCGCCATTTGTTGTGCGAATGGGGTACTTCCCACAAGGCCACTTGCTGATGCGGCATTAATACCGCCTTGTCTTGCTTGTCTTTGAAGATTTTGAGCGTATGGAGATTCTTGATATTTACCCATCAAATTATTGATAAATCCTGACGGGTCACGCATTCCTTGTAACCATTTTTGATATTCAGGAATAGCCGACGTTCCAGCTTCATAAAATGGTTTTTGATATTTTTGAACTTCTGGTAAATATTTTTCTAAATATTTAGAAGCATCTTCATAAGGAGAACCAGCATCACCAAATAATCCATAAAGAAGATTTCCAATTCCAGCGCCAGCCATAGCCTCTCTATATGGAAAACCTGAATTTCCCGTCGCTGTGGCTGATGCAGATGGATTTCCATAAGTAGAAAGAAGATTTCCCCATCCATATGGAGAAGGATTAGATAATAAATTCCTATTCATTGACATGTCTCATATCCTTATGAGATTAGAAAGAAACCCATGCTCCCGCTTTAAAATACTGAGCAGTGTCTAGCGTAGTATTATATATCATTTGACCATTTTGAGGCGAGTCCAATTGATCTCGTTCTGTTGTTGTTAAATGAGGTAATAAAATACCATCCTGTGTTAAATAATCCTTAATATTCATTATAAAAAATGATAAAGCACCTACCCATATATTTGACATCCTATTGGTGCCCTGTTCGACTAATTCATCATAAACAGGTAATTCGTCAAAATCATTTGACATCCTTTTACTCCGGACAAACTTCCATTGACCATGAAGCACCTAAAATGACAAACGGTGTTGCATCGTAATATTCAAACTTAGCAACAAATCCTTGTCCTCTTGGTATCGTTCCTAACTTTCTCCATAATGTACGAGCAGACCTTTGCCCCACATTTCCTAGCGGTGCTTTTACTTTATATCCATAAGTTTGGCCCCCATCTTTTGAAATGGACAAATAAATAAATTGTGGAGTGGGTGCATTGATTGGTAATTCTTGTTCAAGAAGAATGTTAAACCCATCTTCTGTTAATAAATCGAAATTATCTTCTGTTTGTAAATTAAATTCTTGTAGAGTTTCATCCGTATCATTTAATGTTCCTTGCAATAAATCAATTTGTAAACGATGAATTTTTAATCTTTGGTATCCAGGCGGAACAGTCGGCCTAACAATTCTAGCACGCCTGATGACTTCCCCATCATTCGTGTGAATACTATTATCAATAATATAAAGAATAGGACTACTAAAATGACCCACATAATTTTTCCCATTAAAATAAGAATGTGTTTGAGAAGGGTGCCTATTTCCGTTTAGCACTTCCTCTTCATGCCAATATTTTGTCTGTTCTGATGATGGATTACTTAAAGTAACATTATAAACATAAGTATGATTAGCAAGTGTGAAATTCATTCGATAAAATATAATTCCATTTTCTTTTATTAAAAAACTTCTACAATCTGATATTTGATTAACTTCTGCATATTGTGCGAGTTGAAAATCCAATGCACGATTACTTGCTGGAATAGCTTGCGATCCTATTACTTCCATCACAGAACCCAGACCATCTCGGTCTTGTGATAGAAAAAACATTTTATCAAATCCTACTGTAATGCTTCCAATCGCTGGAGTTCCATACTCAATAAGAAGACTATTATTTCTGCGAAATGGCAAGTTAGTACCAATTCCAGCATTTTCCCATACCTCCGTATAAAAATTACTAAATAAAAATAATCTTCGATGTAATGTTCGACAGGCTACAATATTACCGGGATGCGAAGTTATTGTTCCTAATTGCAATTGCCCTTCGCTAACTAAATTAATAATCGGCGTAATATTTGCTATAATTGTTACAGGAATATTATTAATTGCATCATTATAAGTAAGTGCTAATTTAATGTGAGTAGCATCAATTAAAATGCTAAAATAAATTTGTCCCGCTACAAGTCCCGTACCAGCTAAACTTCCGCCCGCACCAATCTGTAAAGTTACTGGGACACCAGTTGCATAATTTAAAGTATTTGCAGAACCGCTTGGCAAATTACTTACACCAATAATCAATTGATCTGGTAATAATCCGATATTAGTTGTTACCTGATTGCTTGCCGGCCCCCAAACCATACCTTGATTAAACATAGATAATTGGAATTGATTTGTATTTCCATGTGCAACAATAAAAAATCCGTCTAAATAACAAACATCAATCGGATTTGGTGGAAATGCAGTATCGGTTATAGGTAAAAATGTTAGGGCTGTTGTATCTCTAATATATCCTTTCTGACCATCTACAAAAATAACCTGAAAAGTATTCGCATCAACTCCAACATAGCCAAATGAGGTTCCAAGAACACCTAACAATAAAATATTATCATTTATGTCTCGTGAATAAACATGATCACCAATAACAGAATATTCAATATTATTAAATGTAAATTGTGCGCGAAATCCATTCATTGCACCGGGAAATGAAAAATCTGTATTTAATATACCCGATGTTGCAACAAGTGATTTTTGTTTTTTACCGAGTGCATCAATATACTCAAATACATTAATAGACCGCTCTGAATCAATTTCACTTGTTCTTTGATTATTGAAGCTGCCAACTATATCAAAATCAACTGATGGTATCATGGGAAACTCAAAATATTAGCCCAGAAGAAGCTGCGGCGTATAGTGAGCGTTAAAGTAGGTCTAATTGTTAAATCAGTTTCATTTACATTCTTCAATATTTGATAATAATCTTGATATTCATCCTCATTTTGTTGAGACCAATTAGATGAAGGATAATAAGCAAGAAATTTGCGACCAACTGCGTAT